AAACATATTTAAAATTACCTTGTGTACATTCTATCCAATTAAACAAAGGTATTTCATCAACCGACTTGTAATATTTCTCTAACATAGTTTATATATTTTTCTAGTAATAAATCAGCTAATTTTTCTTTATTTTCATCCGTTAATCCTACGATATCATCACCAAATTTAATAAATAGATTTTCATTATCTTTTTGACCGTTACCATTAATTATTATACTATCACGCATTACATCAATAAACATAGATTTAAAGAACTCTCCTGTATCTAATAAAGTATAATGTTCACCAGCTTTTTTTAATGGATTTAATTGCTCTGTAAATGGTTTGTATAAACCTATTACTTTACCTTTTGCATCAATACCTTTACTAACTAATTGTTCATATTGAATAAGGTATATAATTTCATTTTTAATTTGAATGTCAAATGAATTTATCCAAGCACTTACCTCGTTAAGTATCTTTGCATTTTTTGTAATTATACCTAAATCAGTATCTAAAAAACTAACCATACAACAAAAATAAAAAAAGGGTAGCTATTAACTACCCTAATTTGATTATATTTTAATCATTGATTAAATTTTAAGCATCAACATAGTCTAATTTACCTACATAACCATCTTTTGCCATTGATAAAGTTAAATTATCAACTGAACCTGTGATAGCTGTATAAGTAATAGTATATTGACCTTCATTTGCTCCAGTTCCTTCAGTTACAGTTGTAATTGAATGAGAAGCTCCTAAAGTATTGTTATAAAGTGCAAAATCTGCAGCTAATAAACCTTTAACTTTCAACAATTGAACTGCTGTACCATAAGATAAAGTAGCATTTACAACAACTTGTGTAGAAGTTTTAGAAACAAATTCTAACTCTACATCTTTCAATCCATCTTGATCGTTCAAATCAGCTCCTAACTCATCCGCAGAAATTAACCATAATTCCTCAGATTTCATTAAACGATTGTAATCAAAAGATACCATTAATTTAGAAGTTGCTGTATCCGTTGGATCAACATATTTCACATCAAAAGAATCTCCATCAACTGGAATAGGATATAAATCTGTACCAACTTTTTTACCGATTATATTACCATCAATATCAAGTTCAATAACACCCCAACCACCACAAAGGTACTCGTTATATTTTCCTTCTAATTGTGGAGATACATCCCAATGCTCTGCACTGAAAGATTTTTTACCAGCTTTAATTCTTTTTTTACGTTGTGAAGGTGCTTCTTCAAATGTAGTATCTGCTGTTGCTTTAACAACATTTTCAAATACTGGAGATAAATACCAACGTTTAGAAGCATCTGATTGATTAATTAAAGCTGTAATAGTAGCTTCATTAATTGTACCAGTTAAATCTAATTTGTTTTTTACTCCCGTGCTGTCATATACAGGCACAAAGAATAATTTATTTGTAACATTTCTGTTAACTACACAAGAAGATAAACCTAAATTACCTAATCCTGTGCCACATAAACAATCTGCCATTTCTTTTATTTTTTAAATTAACAATTACATTCTTTTTTTCTTTTCACACTCAATTTAATTGAGAGTTCTAAACCGCTTAGATTATCGGATAATATGTTTTCAATTACTCCTTGTTCTGTTTCATTTCCGAATCTTGTAATAGTTCTAATATCTACACTTTCATAAGTTTGAAATATTTTATTTAATCTAACTATTCTCAAAAATTCATCTTTTAATCCAATCATTGGAGTTACAACATTTTTCCGGTAATCTTCATTTAAATATTGTTTTGGATTATTATCATCAAGAAAATAAAATCTTAACGAAGCGTCTCTTTCAATAGCACTACCGTAGTTGTATTCAGTTTCTCGGATATTTTCTACTAACCAAATTAAAGGTAACTTATTACGGTTGTCATTACTTGTTTTCTTATACTCATTATCTGCACTTATTCGAGTACCAAATAAGAATTTAGGTTCGATTAGTGTTAGCGTTTGATTTACACTCAAATTTGTAGCTCCAGTTGGTTTTTTAACTACTATTTCATTATCAGTAATAGATTGAATTAACCAATTCTTATTACTTGCATCTTTTAAATATGTTCCAACTCTAACCCATTTTTGAACACATAATACTATTGTTTGTGTTCCTCCACTTAAAGCAGAAGCACTAACTATTTTAACTTCGTTATTCAACTTAGAAAAAATCTCGTCTTGTACTATGTCGTAAATATCTTTCACTATAATAAGTATTCAAAAGGTAAATATTGCCCGTTATATGTAGCGTAATCGCTTATATTGTCCTCTATGTATTGTTGTATAGATCTAAAACTTGCAACACAATCGTTAAAACGTGTTATGTTGTTGTAATTAGCTCCTAATACATTTGAATTTTCAGCTTTTGCACTAGTAGTACCTATTGGCGTTTGAAGTTGCGTATTATCATTTGTGTAATGGTAGAAAATAAATCCAAGTAACATTTCTTTAATACCATCACTTGTAACAATACTTCCATTATTATCATAGTTCAATGCTTCGTAAATAGTGATATACTTTGCTGTTTGTGGCTCATTGTTAACATCTAAGTCATCAATAAACAAATCATACAATTCAACACCTAATAACTGGATTAAGTATTTTTTCTCGTACTTCTCAATATAGTAATCAATTTTATCAACATTAAACTTATCTAATGCTAATTCATATCTACCTATAAAATCACTATTAACTACTATCATAACTATTTTAATTCAACTGCTTTTTTCCCTAACAATATCAATGCTAATTCGTGAGTTAGTTCAACTTCTAAATCTTTTGGTAAGTGTCTATTTAAACCAGTTGCTTTAAATAATCTTACACCTTCATAGAATGCTAACTCTTTAACTACTTCAACTACTTTCTTTGCCATATTAAGTAAAATTAAGGGAGTGTATTTCAACTCCCTATATTATAATTATGCAGTTTCTAAAGCAGCTTTATCAGTTGAGAAAGTACCTTTTACAAATGCTGTACGGTCGTTGTTTTTAACTACCATTGCACCTCTATACTCTGCGATGATTGTACGTAGGTTTTTAGTCCAGTCATTACCATCTAATCCCATTTCAATTGAAATAGAACCCATATCATAAAGAGTTGCTAAGTTAAAAGCACCTACTAAGTAAGTACCAGCAGTTACCAATGTAGTTTTGATAATTGGAATACCATCTAAAGATAATTGACCAGCAATCATTAACAAACGATCAACATAACGTTTATCAGTAGCACTAACTTTAATAACCATCAATTTAGCTACATCAGTAGGGTGCATTAAGATAGCAGTTGGAGTTGGTTGTTCAGCAATAGCTATTTGGTTAATTGCTACAACTAAAACATCTGCTTCGTTTGCATTGTCAATTGCCAAAGCAAAATCACCAGCAGCAAATGCTGTTGCAGTTGTTCTAACACCTTTCATTGCTGGAGCTGTACCATCACCTGAATAAGCAGTTAACTCAATGTCTTTGTTCAATTCACGTAACAACTCATTGTTGATTTCAGCTTGAATGAAGTCAATATCATCTAACATTTCAGTAGATACTTTAATGAAAGCAGTACGTTTAACAACAGCTTGTGAATCTACAACTAAGTTAAAGTCAATTTGGTTTTTAGTTGCACCTTCAGCAGTTCCACCAGCAGCACCTTCTTTACCTTGTTGGTAAACCCAAGAAATGATATTAGAAGTTGCACGACCTCTTGAAACTAAATCCATCAAACGTGGTACACGAGTAGCAATAGCATTAAGTCCAGCTATTCTTTGTTCAACTGGTACATTACCACCTGAAATGTTAGCACTTTCTAACATTGTACCTACTGCTTTAACAGTCATTTTAACCCAAGGAGCTGAACGATCTGTTTTCAATTGAGCAATTGCTTCTTTATTTTTAGCAACTACTTCTTCTAATGAATCACCTTTTGAAGTTCCTGACTTTTCAGTAGATGCTTCAATTTTTAATCCCATTTCTTTAAGAGCTTCATTCATTTGTTTCATTTGCTCTAATTGTGCATTTTTCAATTCATCTAATGCAGTTGTCATTTCTGATTTAGTAGCGTTATTTGCTTCTAATTCATCAATTTTTTTACCAAGCAAAGAGTTATACTCATTGTATAATCCTGCTGTTGCTTCAACATCCATAGTTTTGAATGTTTCTTCTGTAATACCTTTCGATACTAAAAAACTTTTAAAGTTCATTTTGTTTAATTTAATAGATTAATAAAAAATTGTTGTTTTTTGTTGCTTTGAGTGTCTTGTGACGGCTCGTTTATATTTGTTTCAGAAGTGATTTGCTCGGCTTCTTTCTCAATTTCAATTTCCATTACTGGAGTAAATTCATTACTTCCTTTAATTACTGCACTACCTTCGATAACTTTTGCTTCAGTAACCGCCCAAAAGAAACCTTTTTCGTCAGCTACTTCTTTATTAATTACCATAGGATAGTATTTATTCCAGTTTTCCTTTTCAGCTGAATATTCTGCTTCGTTTGAATTAATACATAGGTACAACTTAACATATCGCATTCCTACAGAATGATTGTATACACGACCTTTTTTGTATAAATCAAACATAAAAGGATTAACCTCTTGTTTTATTTGAGTATCAAAAACTAAAGCTTCTGTATTTCCATCATAGTTAAAACCAAGTTTTTTGAAAGGAATTACTTTTGTATATGCTTTTAACTCATCTTTTACTGAATCTGATATAATCTTGTCAAATTCCATTTCATGTTCTTGTAATAAATACAAAGTTTTTGATTCTTGTAAAGATTTCTTCCAAATACCTTGAATATGACAATCCATGTGGCTATCTATTACGTTTGTGGTATTGATAACCAATTTAGCACGTAATATTGTTGGATTTTCAACACTTAAAGAAATATCTTCTGCTTTATTTGCATTTTCTTTTTCTTCAATTAAAGATACATTCATCACAAAATCACCACGTTTGATAGCGTTTTTCTTTTGTGCAATAATTAGATCTTTATTCTTAAATACTTCTTCAAATGTCATTTCTTTACTATTTGAGTTTCTTTGATAATCTTAAGTTTTTCCTTCTTAATCTTCTTAATATCCATTTTGATTATATTTTAATCAATGTAAAAGTAAATAAAAAAAATAATATTTGTTATTTTTGACTAAAAATTAATCAATTTAGATATGTTTATTAAACTAACAGAACGCTTAGGCTTCAATTTTGGATTCAAAAGATACGATTCTAACCCACAAATGCAAGGTGTTAATCTATTATCTTTAAATGGTAATGACTTTATAGATCCTGAAAATATAGATGCTTATGATATTTATTCAACTACTCCGCACCTATGGGCTGTAATACAAAGAAGAGGAGATTTATTGGCTTCTGGACAATGGAAACATTATAAGTTAGTAAATGGTAAAAAGGTAGAAGTAGATAATAGTGAAATAGTAAATACTTTAGAGAATCCTAACCCATTATATAAAGGTAATGACTATCTAAGGCTATTAAATGAAAATAAGTGTGTTTACGGTAACGTATATACATATCAGGTAAAACCTTATTCTTTATCAAATCCATTATTATTAACTATTCTACCAAGTTATGATGTAAGGATTAAAACGTTTAATAAATGGTTTAAACAAAGTAATATTGAAGATATTATTCAACATTATGAAATTATTTCTAGTAATGAGAAATTAGAAGTAAAAGATATAAATCATGTTTGGATTCAAAACTCAAAAAATCCTTTACAGGGTGAAAGCCCATTGCATAATTTATATATGCCAATATCAAATCTTAGATTAGGTTTAAGATTTAGAAATACTTTGATGGCAAAAAAAGGGGCAATTGGTATTTTATCTAACGAATCAAAGGATCAAGCTGGACACGTTGCAATACCTAAAGATGAACGTTTAAGAATAGAACAAGAATTTCAAAAAGATTACGGAATTCAAGAAGGTAAAAGTTCAATCATAATGGCTTCATCAAATCTTAAATGGCAGTCAATATCATTTCCAACAAAAGACTTAATGTTATTTGAAGAGGATGAAAATGATTTTTGTCAAATATGCGATGCTTATGGAGTAAAAAGAGATTTGTTTGCTAGTACCAAAGGAGCAACTTTTGAAAATCAAAAAGAAGCATTAAAACAAACATATCAAAGTACTATTATTCCTGAAGCTGAAGAAATAGCTATGAATCATACCACAATGTTTAACTTAGATGGTAAAACTGAATGGTTAGAACTAGACTACTCACATATTCCAGTACTACAAGAAAATCAAGTTGAGAAAGCTCGAGTAAACAAATTACTAACTGAAAGCATTAAAACATTAAAAGATGCTGGATTTGAAGATAAACAAATAAATGAATTGTTAGGGGTAAATCTATAAAACCCTTAACACTCCTTCTCTTTGTAAATGTAATACAACATAAGATATAGCATCCATTGTATGGTTATTATTATCTTCAGGCTCTTCTAACGTAATTCCATGTCTATCAACTTTACGTGAATAGTTTTCTTGTTCATGCTTAATATTGCTAGAACTTGAAGTATAATATATCTTAATATTGTTCATTAAGTCAATCCTATCTATAATAGTACCTTTGTATGCAACATGGCTATCATAACCAAATCTTCTAAGCATAGCTATTTTTAAAGGTCTATTTGAATCACATATAATCGGTCTATCTTCTAGTATACCTAACTTTTTAAACATATAAATAACTATACCTTCACTTACTCCTTCGGAAAGCTCGTAGTTCGTTATTTCATTACGTTGGTTAGATTGTAACTTTTCTCTAATTATATTTTCGCTATCGTAATTCTTTTCATGTACGTATATAGCACCGTCATAATATTTGACTTCAACAACAGCCCATGGATCAACAGCTCCCCAGTCACAACCATAATAAACAGGTGCATCAAGTTGATGGTATTCATGTTCGCTTATTTCTGACCATTTGAATATTCGGTTAGGTTTCTCAGATTTCAAACCAAGTCCGTAAACTTCCCAGTTGAATTTAGAAGAAGTTCCAGTTTCATCATTGTATATACATCTTTGTAGCTCATTTAATTGCTTTTCCGTTAGATTTAATGAGTTATTATTAAAGTTATATACAATTGCTTCATTTATGTTTAAAACGTTGCTTAAAACAACTTCGCACATTTCGACTGGCTGATATGATAATATTTTTTTTCTTTGTTCAGGCGGACAAAATGGATTGTCTTTAAAAGTTGAGTGTATAACAATTGCATTATCTAATTTTGCTAAAGTATCAATCCAATGTCCACTTTTAGGATTCCAATCTATTAAAATATAATCCGAAGTACGCATATCAATTTGATTAAACGTATCTTCACTTATTTTGTATGGCTCGTTAAAATGTGCTACATTTCCCTGAAAACCATGTACTCTATTTTCATCATCACCTCCGCATATCTCAATAGTTGATCCATTTTCAAATGTATAAATACTTTCTGTTTTATTAAATGTTACTAAGTGATTATTAGGAAAAGAAACAATTGCCTTTTTAAAATCAGCTAATACTGTATTTTTTGTATCTTGTTTTGTTTCTCTCCATATAGATATACGTTTATTAGAATGACTTAAAGCATATAAATAATGAGATTGTAAGATTGAAAATGTTTTAGAAGAACGTGAGCTTCCAGTATTTATAATATATTTATACTTTCTTGTTCCATTTTCATTAACAGCATTAATAGCATTCCATATCTTTTGAAAAACAATAGTAGCTTCCATGCTTAATCTTCTTCAGGCTCTACTATCTCAATTATAATATTATTATTCATTGAGATATTTTCTCCATTTGTAGTAATATCAGTTTGTTCTTTTATTCCTAATTTTTTAGCAATTAAGTTAGCATTAAACAAGCCTACAGATGCACCTTTGAAATTATGAACGAAACAATTTCTTTTTATACGTGTAATGATAGTCGAATATTCGCTATACTTATT